GTCCTATTGAACACAGGTTCGGGTGTCCTACAACACGCCTACGTCCTGCTCTCCCGAAGGAGAAGCGCATCCCATCTTTCCTTTTGGGGACCGCGGAACGGTTATGAGCTCGGGGTTCCAACCCGGTAAACGCAGGACTAATCCCTTTCGGGGACGTCCATGTTACTCACAACTTACCGCCTCACCGAAGTGTGCCTTACTCTAGGCAACACTCCTAACTATCCTTAAATCTTTCCTGACGCGTCGAAACGCCACCGTGAGTTCTCAAACTCAACCCGTAATACCAAGATGGTCGCCTCAACCTTTCTAGAGGTGGGGGGCAGAGCGCCGCTAACGCAGCGCTTTACTCTGCTCATACCCGCTTGCGAAGCGTAGGCATCGAGATACGGTTGTAAGTCTAAGAGAAATCAAACCCACAGCCAGATTCAGGCACGTCGTCAAAGGTGACGATTATCCGAGTCTGCCCAGTTCCAATCTCATTCAAGTCAGAAGGTGCCGTCCTCAAGCAGGGCTAGCACACCTCGTCCGTTCACTTCTTCTTCGGGGTCCAACAGCCGATTTCTCGGCGCGACCCCAGTTCGAGCCCGACCGTGGCACCATAGGTCGGGGGTAGCTCGCAATCCCGGATCAGCCAATCCTGCAAAGACAGGACGGCCAAAGGGACGGCTACACTCTTCTCGCCACTTTCTCTTGGTTGAAGGAAGGCGTCTCTAACCTTCCCCCGCCGATTTTCATTTGTCAACCGCGATCCTGCCCATTGAGAGGCAAGATAAGACACGGTACTGACCCGACCACAAACGGGTTCACTTCTCCTAATCTGCGACAACTCCATGCAATATCGTATGGTCGCGCGAACGCGACACTGGACAAAGTCCTGACGATACTTCCATGCGGCAGTCTCTATCGCAGATAAACTCCTTAATTCCTCAGTCACCGACGCCGCCGGGACACGAACAAACTCCTCCGAAGAGAGAGTAATGTTGTGCCCCACTGGCGGTGAAGGAGGAACGACACCCTCGCTCGACCACAAGTCGAGTTTGAATATCTCTCCCATCCGCATGGCTAAAGAGCCGCGGAAGCCAAGTTCGATCAGAGTCAATCTAGTTGACCTAATAGAACCGATCTTCCACTTGAACCAGACCATCGCCGCTCTAAAGCGCCGATTACTGGTAAAGCCATGCAAGAAGAGAGAAAATTCTTTTCCCAGGGACGTTACGAACGTCGACTCCCGTAAACGACCAAAACGCAAGGTTGGCACGACCCGAAGGTAGCCACCAACCCTAGTTAGGAGTGTACTGTTCAAGGAACCGTACACATCGTCTACGGAAGTCTTCGTTCGCTCGACTTCCAAACCCAACCCACCTACTGTATCCATCCAGACATCCGACAACGCCCGCGAAGAGGCGAAAAGGATGTCGTCCCCGTTGATCAGACATGGAACCGAAACCACCTCCTTCCAGCTCAATCCAGAAGATCGTGCAGCCCACAAGAAGGCCAAACGATTCTGAAGACAAAGCAAAGGAAAGGAGAGGTAAGAACCCATCATCTGTCCAACATTGGGAACTCCTACATCGTGCCGCACCTGTGAACAGGGCGGACCCTCAGTCCAGTACAAGAAAGGTCTGAGGATAGCGCGTGCGCGCTCTCGAACGAAAGGAGGGACAACAGAGGAGGAGGATAACAGCGTGTCCACGATCACTTCAGCGACTTCGATCGACAAATTATCAGTTGCCGAAGCGTAGTCGCCGGAAGTGAGGACACCATCACTGTTGTTGAAGCCGGCCCTGGCCAAAGCATCATCATCCACGTCGCCTCTCATCACCCACTTACATCTACTAATGTGGTTGTAAATGGTCTTGTGAAGAGGGCGGAGAAGCAACTCGTCCGAGGAAAACTTGGTCAAAGACCTAGGTTTCCCGGCCGACTGGATGACGATCAGTTCCGCTTCTGGGCGCGGGTACTCGGGTCGAGACGATCCGGACAGGGCCTCCGTCAGGAAGCTCCCATGGTCAATCTCGGAACCCAAGCACCCGCCAGAACGGCGGACACTGTCGGTGGTCGCAGAGAGGGGGGGAGAAGTGAGGAGTACTTGGCTCTCATAATCCAGGTCCCAGCCCTTCGGAAAGAGGCGGCGAACCTGAGATGAAACAAAAGCTAAGTAACCGGCGGGGAGGGTACGCTTGGGTCGGCGGACCCCCTCGATAAGCTTCTCCATCAACGGACGGTCCATGCACTTGCACGATGCAGGCATAGACTTCTTGATGGACTGCCAGGCCATGACTTCCCTAGGGTCGTCACTCGGGCAGGATCCCAAAAGCTTCTTCGCGGCAGCAGCTACATCGCTGCAGCTACCGGCGGGTGAGAAAGTGGGGGCGGGACGTCCGAAGACGTACCCCCAGTCGGCGAGAGCACGACGCACATGATTAGATGTGCGGGCTCGAAAGTCGCGGCAGGGCCGCGGGGCACCATTAGGTCTACCTCCGTTTTTCGAACGCGGAGACGAACTGGTGTGTGCCATCTAAACGAAAAGGTGATCGGTGATCACTTTT